AAGTCAAACGACTTCGCAGCGACTGTGTAAGTAAGCTCTTCCCCTCGACCTTCTTCCCCGCGGATGCCGATCGCAGACCACGCGCGTTTGCGTTCCTGCCACTCTCCTGTTCGAGCGTCTAAGATCGTGAACGGCGGGAACGTGAACCTCTCAGATACCGGCCCGGAAGCCTTCGGGGCGGCCGACGCGCCGAAAAGGTCTAGCCCGTACAAATTTGCAGACATAGAAAAACCCGCTCAGGTGGGGCAAGGCCCTGGCTTGGGCAGCATCCGGGCGAGGAACGACTCCGCCCTTCAACCTTTCAAGCCCCACCTAAGCGGGGTAACGTTCCTGCCGGGAGCCACCCGACAGCGCCTTTCTACACCCCGTCGCCTAGCGTGTCAACCGGCCGCGCCGCGAGCACGTCGAGCAGCCGTTGCAGTTGCTCGATACGCGGGTTGCGGATCGCGCCGCTGCTGATCTTGCCGAGCCAGCTATACGACACGCCGGCCTCGCGGGCGATCTCGACGCCGTGCCCATGATGGACGCGCAGGCCGCGCCGGGCGGCGATGACTAGCGGGTGATCTCGTTTTTCCATGCGCGCAGCCTAGCATTTTCTGGCGCGCAAGGGAAGGCGAAAAATATTTTCGTGAATCGTAAAAAAATGCTTGACAAGGAGGTGGCGGAACCCTTACCGTGCCGCTACGGAATAACCGGAAGCGGCAATGGACTACGAAAAATTCCTAGATGACAAGGGCCAGTTGGACGGCGAGCATGGGTTCACGGCGCCTTACTTGCCGAGCTATCTATTTGATTTTCAGGCGCACCTGGTCGAGTGGGCGCTGTCGCGCGGTCGGGCGGCTATTTTCGCTGACTGCGGACTCGGGAAAACCATCATGGAGCTGGTATGGGCCGAGAACGTGAGGCGCCACACTGGCGGCAATGTGCTGCTTCTGACTCCGCTCGCGGTTACTCATCAAATAGCCGCCGAGGCCGAGAGGTTTGGCATTGATGCGGCGGTTTCGAGAGACGGCGTTCCGGCTCGCGGGGTGACGGTCACTAACTACGAGCGGCTGCACTACTTCAACCGGGCGGACTTTGCCGGTGTGGTGTGCGACGAGTCCAGCATCCTCAAGAGCTACAGCGGCTCGACGCGCTCGGCCATAACCGAGTTCATGCGAAAGACTCCATATAGGCTTCTGGCCACGGCGACGGCCGCCCCGAACGACTTCGTCGAGCTAGGCACGTCGTCGGAAGCGCTAGGCTATCTCGGGCACATGGACATGCTAAATCGTTTTTTCAAAAACGACCTTAACAACAGCGCGACAGGGAGGGCCTACGGAGCCGTTGTTAAGTGGCGCCTCAAGGGCCATGCCGAACTGCCGTTCTGGCGATGGGTTACGTCTTGGGCGCGTGCTTGCCGCAAGCCGTCAGATCTCGGTTTCGATGATTCACGATTTGTGCTGCCGGCGCTGGCCGAAAAAGAGCACCTGGTCGACGTGTCAACGCTGGCCGACGGAGCATTGTTTGCCTTGCCAGCGGTTGGGCTAAAGGAGCAGCGCGATGAGCGTAGACGGTCGCTGGGCGACCGCTGCGAGCGCGTCGCGGAACTGGTAAACGGCACAGGACAACCGGCGATTGTATGGTGCCAACTGAACGACGAGGCCGACCTTGCGGAAAGGCTCATCCCGGACGCGCGCCAGGTTTCCGGATCAATGACAGACGACGCCAAGGAAGCGACCTTCATTGATTTCTCGGAAGGCCGGCTGCGCGTGCTGATAACCAAGCCGAGTATTGGCGCGTGGGGGCTGAACTTTCAGCACTGCAACCATATGACGTTCTTCCCGTCACATTCCTTTGAGCAGTATTACCAAGGCGTTCGTCGGTGCTGGCGATTTGGGCAGGAACGGCTGGTGACGGTTGACATCGTTACCACTGAGGGAGAGGCCGGCGTTCTGGCGAATTTACAGCACAAGGCGGCGCAGGCCGATGCAATGTTCGCCAATCTTGTCGCGGAAATGAACAGGGCCGCGGGTGTGGCCCGCGAGTCGAAATTCACCAAACAAACGGAGATGCCGTCATGGCTGTGCGCGAGCAACTGATAAGCGAAAAATTCGCCATTTACAACGGCGACTGCGTCGAGGTCATGAAGGATTTCCCGGACGGCTCTATTCACTTGTCAATCTATTCGCCGCCATTCGGCGGGCTGTACCACTACAGCAGCGACGAGCGCGACCTGTCGAACGCGCCGACGTATGAGCGGTTTTTTGAGCATTACGCTTTCGTTGTGCGCGAGCTGGCGCGTATCACGATGCCCGGCCGAATCACTGCTGTGCATTGCATGGACGTGCCGCGCAGCAACAGCGGAACGGACAGCTACATTGACTTCCCAGGCGACATCATCCGGCTTCACGAGCGCGAAGGCTGGCGATTCACTGGCCGACGGATGATCTGGAAAGAGCCGCTCGCGGTGCGGCTGCGCACGATGCAAAAGAACCTCGCTCACGCCTCGCTTGTGGCCGACTCGATTGACTGCGGCGTAGCGGCCGGCGATCAGTTGCTAACGTTCCGCCGAGCCGGCAAAAACCCGGTGCCTGTGGCGCATCCTATCGGAATGATGGAGTACGCCGGGGACAGGCAGCCTCCGGCTGACGTCTTGAAATACCGCGGATGGACAGGCAAGCAGACCGAAAACCGCTACTCGCACTGGATATGGCGCCAGTACGCGGATTGCATGTGGGACGACATCCGTACCAACCACGTTCTGCCCTACACCGAGGCGCGCGACAGCGAGGACGAAAAACACGTCCATCCGCTACAGCTCGACGTTATCGACCGCTGCGTCCAACTGTTCAGCAACCCCGGCGAGACCGTGTTCACGCCGTTCATGGGCGTCGGGTCCGAGGTATACAGCCCGGTGACGCTTGGCCGGCGCGGGGTAGGCGTCGAACTCAAGCCGAGCTACTACCGGCAAGCTGTGAAGAATGTCGAGATGGCCGTCAAAAACGGCCGCTTTGATTCGGATAATTTTGATCTGTTCGAATCCGAGTCGGTCGACATGGGATGACCCCATGAAATTACTTCCGCGAATCGTAAAAAAATGCTTGACACGCGCCACGGCAGCGCCCAAGATGGCGACAGGCGCCGAGGTGGCGCCGACGACCGGAGCAAGAGCATGAACATCTTTACCCGACTCACCTACCGCATCCGCGCCGCGCGCATCGACTGGCTGCGCGCCGACATCGCCGACAACGAACTCCTGATCCGAAAGCTGGAGCGCAAGCAGCGCGCCGACATCAACCGGCGCCTGGCGCGGTCCGGCGTAATGGCCACGCGCACCCGGCCGCAGGTGCCGGCGTTTCTGCGCAGGGTGGCGTGATGGACCCCTACCTGATCGCCTGCCTCACCCACGCCGCCGCGTTCGCGCTGGGCTACTTCCTACGGATGATACGCCGATGAACATCTTTGAGTTCCTTTGCGAGATCGACCCGCTCATCGCCTCGATGATCGTGATGGGCGTCGCGCTGCCCGTCGTGATCCTCGTCCTGGTGATCGCCGCGCTGGTATTCAGCGGGCGCAGCGAGGACGCCGCCCCATGAACGCAGCCTTCCGCGCGGCCAACCGCGCATATGACGACACGCGGCTCAACGACTACCTCGCCCGGCAGGACGAGTACGACCGCCTCCAACAGTGGGAGCAGTCGATCGTGGACCGCGCCGCCGAAATGCTGTCGCCGGACGCATCCGCGGCGGACAAGCGCGACGTGGAGCACGAGCTCGCGCGCTCGGCCGCATCGCACAGCTTCGCCGTTGCAGCGCTCGAACTGATGGCTGCCCGGCCGCTGCTGGCGTCGCTCGACGTGCCGCCCCACGTGCGAACCGTGCTCGACGACCTGATCGGCGCGGCGGACAACGCCGATGTCGACGTGAGGCGCGAAATCGAGAATGCCATTCGGCTGGGGAGGCTGACTTGACCGACGTAACCCTCTACCGCGCCGTCACCAAGGCGCGCGAACTGATCGGCGCAGGCGCCAAGGCGCACTCGGCGGCGGAAATCGCCTGCGAGATGTTCGGCATAAATCAGGCGCCGCGCGTGCAGCGGCTCGCCGTGTCGGCCATCAAGTCGTGCGAGGCGGCGCGGCAGTGGCTTTTGGAGAATCCGAAATGAGCGAACATGGCGAGAAAAATGACGCGACAGTGATCTCCGGCTTAGAAAAGATGCGGGAGCAGTTCCCGCCACACCACATATCGAAGCTCCCAAAGGGGACAAAGGCGCAAAACGACTGCCCTCCTGAGCAAAAGCGTGACTGCAAGGTTTGCGGAGGGTGGCATCATCCAAGCATTCGCCACTTGGATTACGTCGGCCATGCGGCGATTACTGACAGACTGCTAGATGCTGATCATCTGTGGACGTGGGAACCACTGGCCTACACCGAACAGGGCTTGCCGCGGTTTGATGAATCTGGCGGTTTGTGGATAAAGCTTACGGTATGTGGTCACTCCAGGATCGGCTACGGCCATGCCGACAAAAAAGCACACATGGACTCCGGGGCGAGGGAGAAAGAAGTCATCGGCGACGCAATACGAAATGCGGCTATGCGATTCGGCGCGGCACTTGAGTTCTGGCACAAGGGCGACTTACACGTAGATCAGGTCGAAGAAGAAGATGGGAGCGACAGCAAAGTCGCCGAGGCGATGCGCGAGATGATAACAACGCTCGACGAGGCGGCTGCTGGCGGGACGGCCAAGCTCATGTCAGCGTTCAAGTCGATCCCGAACAGCCCGGCCAAAATTGCCGCGTGGAAAGAGCACGGCGCCCGCCTTAAGGCCATGGCTGCGAAGCAGGACGAAGCGGCATGAAGCAACGAACCGAGGAGTGGTATCAGGCTCGACTCGGCTGCTTGGGCGCTTCCAGCATTGCCGACATGCTGGCGACGACCAAGAGCGGCGAATCGGCGTCGCGGGCCAACCTGCGCGCGCGCCTGGTGGCGGAGAGGCTGACCGGCCGGACGCAAGAGTCGTATATCAACGCGGCAATTCAGCACGGCATAGACACCGAAGATGAAGCGCGCGCCATGTACGAGGTCGCCGCAGGCGTGATGGTGTCGGAAACCGGATGGCACAAGCACCCGCGCATAGAATGGTGCGGCGCGTCGCCAGATGGGCTTATCGACGATTGCGGTCTATTGGAAATCAAATGCCCCAACACGGCGACGCATATCGACACGCTGCTATCAAAGCGCGTGCCGGCAAAGTACCTGCCACAGATGCAGTGGCAGATGGCC